GAATTTAGTAGATCAGAACATGTAAAGTCTTTTACTAGTACTGGCTTTACTGTTGGTAATGATAATGATGTAAATTATGATGTACAAGGTGGTTCTCAAGATGACCTCCATGTCTCTTGGACATTCCGCAAAGCCCCTAAGTTCTTTGATATTGTTACTTATACCGGGAATGGTTCTGCTAGAACTATTAGCCATAATCTTGGATCAGTTCCGGGCATGATTATAACCAAGAGATTAGATAATACATCTGATTGGGGTGTTTACCATAGAGGTTACGGGGCTGGCGGCCCTGCTGGTATTCTTAACGGGACTGACGCCGCTTTTAGTAATGCAAATTATTGGAACAACACTAATCCAACTAACGCCGTATTTAGCCTAGGTAACTTTGCAAATGTAAATACAGATGGTGCTACCTACGTTGCCTACCTATTCGCACACGAAACAGGGTCTGCCTCTATGATCCAGTGCGGTACTTATGAAGGTAATGGGAATGCAACTGGACCTGTAATTAATTTAGGGTGGGAACCTCAGTGGCTTCTTATAAAAAATGTAGATGCTACTAATAACTGGGAACTCGTGGATAACATGAGAGACTTTAGAACGCCCAAAGTAAATGTTGGACTTTTTGCCTTAAATCCAAACAATAACACTGTAGAGGCTGAAGGCAGGGCTTACGGAGCTACAGCAACTGGATTTAGTATTGTAGACGATCATGCAGATGTTAATGCTAATAATAACACCTACATATACATGGCAATTAGAAGACCTAACATGGCTACCATAACGGATGCTACTGAGGTGTTTGCTATTGATGGTGAAAATACTGCTGCACCTTATCATACATCAGGTTTTCCTGTAGACTTTGCCATAAAAAAACCATTAGCATCAGGAACATGGCTAGTAGCGTCAAGATTACTTCAAGGCAAAAAAATGGCAACTGATGCCACTACACGTGAAGCAGATGAAACTGATGCATCGTTTCGTTTTAACGATGGATATTTCGGAGGAGCAGCTTACGGTGAAGATGCTGCACTTGCTTATATGTGGAAGCGTGCCAAAGGCTATTTTGATGTAGTTGCATACACGGGAACAGGTAGTGCAAAAACAGAAGCTCACAGCCTTGGTGTTGCTCCTGAAATGATGTGGGTAAAAGCTAGAAATACTACAGAAGATTGGACAGTTTGGGCTGGGTTTGGTAACGATAAGTATCTTAATTTAAACGATAATGCTGTTGTTAACTCAGATTCTGTTACAACTATTTGGAACAATACCGCCCCTACTTCAGCCGTGTTTTCTGTTGGTACACATGACAGAACAAACGCTTCTGGAGACATCTATATAGCCTACCTATTCGCAACACTAGCAGGTGTTTCTAAAGTAGGATCAGTAACACACTCAGGTAGTTCAACAGATGTAAACTGTGGGTTTTCAGCAGGTGCTAGAGTAGTCATGCTTAAACGTACTGATGATGCAGGGAGTTGGTTTTGGTGGGATTCAACTAGAGGTATAATTGCAGGAAATGATCCTTACTTTCTGCTTGACACTAATGCTGCACAGGTCACTAACACAGATTATATAGACCCACTAGCATCAGGTTTTCAGATCTCAGGTAGTTTTCAAGATGGTGACTACATTTTCTTAGCAATAGCATAGAGGTATAAATGGGATTACTTAGATACAGAGATACAGGCAGATTGCTTACGGAGAAAGAGTTTCGTTATGAGACTAGAAAACGTAGGCCACATAATGTACCTGCACAAGGTGAGCTAACAGAGTCATGGCTTAATGGTGAAGGTATAGATGTTGTGTTTGATGGACCAAAGGCAGGGCCAGTATGTGATGGTGCATTTAAAAACTCTGATGGTAGATGGTATACCCAATGGTCTAACGGATAGTGCTTGCATTTACTTTAAAAATATGGTATAACTCTTTTTTAAGAAGGAGTTACTAATGTCTACAGAATTAGCTATTACTACTACACTAAACGAAGCACTACCTACTGCTGCCCCTGAGTATAAGTCTATGCTTAACAACATTGCTGAGAAGATGCCAGCAGTAACACAGGCTACCAGCAACTTCCACAAGTCACACAGTCAGTTCATGGGAGTTACACTAGACGTAACAGCTATCACACCCATTCGTAGCATTAAGCATACACTAGCTGAGATAGACAAGACACGATCAGCACTACAGGAAGCCTACATAGGACTACGCAAGAAAGAGAATAAGCTTAAGAAAAGAGAAGCTGAACTTAAAACTTGTAAAGATGACCTAGACCGTGAACTACTAGAGATAAAGATACTAGAGCTACAGGGTCACTTAGAAGGTACACGCAACGCAGTCCAAGGTGCTGTACGCAAGATGAACTTCTTCACTAATCAGTATGATAACCTGATGAAGAAGATAGGTAAGACAGAACTTACTGAGGAAGACTACGAACTAGAAGAAGCACGTTACCACATTATGACTTGTATGAAGCAAGCATTAAACAGTGCAAGACCACGACAGGGTATCATTGACGAAGGTAACATGATCTACTTGTTTGACTTAGGTATCAATGCAGCCCAAGCTCAACTAGAAGTAATGTCATACCTTAACTGGGAAAACGAATTAGTACAACAAGGCAAAGCCCCAGAGCATGAGCATACAGTACAGTGGCTTGAGGGATGTGCAGATAAATGGGCAGGATGTCCAGCAGCATTTGCTAACAGTAGAGGGTTTGACGTATATGACCCCACATCATTAACTAACACACCACAGATAGAGGATAAAACAGATGGCGTATAAAGTAGTAAAATATAGGTTAACCTCTGCAGGTACAATACCTACATGGTTAAAGTTTGGTGTACCTCAAGGCACTGGTGGTATGTATCCTGTAGCTGATGCCGATACAGCAAGTCCTCAAGATTGGATTATGCTAGGTATATCTGACGATGGTGCAGACATATCAGATGCTATTGCTGAGATAGAAAGTAAGAATGACCTAACTACATACCTTACAAGTGTAAGTGTTGTAGACGGTACACAGACATGGGTATCAGGGCATGATAGTGATGGCAATGATATAGAATTTGTACCAGGAGATGCAGCTACTGCTATCTGGGATGACTTAGACACACTGAATGGTGATTAAGAATGGCAAGTGATAACTGGCATTTGAGTAAGTCTGTCCCCTTAACATTAATCTTTGGATTGTTTGTGCAGGGTGCAGCTATCGTTTGGACTGTAAGTACAATGACCTCTGACATAGAAGTTAATGCTTCTAAGATTGTAGAGGTACAACAAAGACTAGGCCGTATGGAAGACGCAGTACATGGGCAAGCTATATCTATGGCTAGAATAGATGAGAACATAAAAGCCATTCGTATGTCTGTAGAAAAAATGGCTAGCAGACAACTACTACCCTGACATTCACTATGTGGATGAAAGTAATTAAATACTTAAAGGATTGCTATCATGATAGAGGTATTAGCATTAGCTGGTGCAGTTACTAAGATAGCAGGGTCTGTAAGTGCTGCTATAAAAGCAGGAAAAGATGCCTCAAGTTTACTGCCTCAGTTTGGTAAACTAGCTAAGTTAGAAGCTGACATAAATCTTGCAGAACAAGGTAGACACAAAGGCCCACTAGGTAGGCTTACATCTTCAGAAGAAGAAGGCTTTGCAATAGCACAGGCAAAGATGGCCCACAAAGAAGCTCAACAGGAACTCAGGTCTTGTTGCAGACTATATGGACCACCAGGTATGTGGGACTTAGTTGTACAAGAACAAGCTGCTGCTAGGTCTAGGCAAAAGAAAGCACTAGAAGAAGAAGCTGAAGCAAGAGATAAATTATTTTGGGTAATTTCAATTGTAGCAGGAGTATTCTTTTTTGCTATAGGATCTGCTATAATGGTCTGGGGTTTAGATAAAGCAGTTAATGGATAAGGTATTATAAAATGGCAGAACAAGAACAATTTACACAGGGCTTTGATCCAGAATCAGGGAAATACTTTGTTGGTAATCAATCTGGATTAGATGCTACTGAATATAGTGCTCTATTAGCAGAAGCTAAAAGTAATAATGTTATTAGTTCAGACAACACTTTTAGTGGTTATAGCCCCTCTCTAGGAACTTATATGTCTAAAGGAACTGCCGTAACTCCTGAAGAATATTCTGCTAATACACAAGAATTTCGTTCAAATAATCCTGACTTAGCAACCCAAGCAGATGCTGTTAATAGTTTTGATGCTGATACCAACACCTATATAGTTCAAGATGCAAAAACTGGTGAAGTTAAAAATTATACAGATAGTGAAGAAGGAATACCTGCTGATGTTTTATACTCTAAACAAATTCAAGCTAATCGTGCTGCTCTAGGTTTAGCTCCTAATACAACAAGCTCTTGGGAACTTTATAAAAAAGGTGAACATTCTAGTCAGTATAAAGCACCCGTTATTGTTGATGATGATGGT